TCTAATGCATAACTACCTGATGTCTGTGTAACCACATAACCAACCTGACTACCACCAGATGTTGTAATTCTATTTAGAATTGTCCAATAATTTGTTCCATCTGTTTTACCATAAACAACACCATAATTTCCTGACCCATCAACTGAATCATATCTCCAAGTATTATTATACGATTGCCATATTGCGTATGTGAAATTACCCGCAGTAGAATTATATAATCTGTTATATGTCCCCGCATAAGTTCCAACGGTTGAACTTGATAGAATAATCTGTTCAGGACAAATTGAAGTGAATGGAGGTGAAACACTCGGAGTTGGGGTTCTTGTTTGAGTTGGAGTACTTGTATTAGTATTTGTTGGTGTTGGACTTAAACCAGGTGTTGCAGTTGGTGTTGGACTCAAACCAGGTGTTGCAGTTGGTGTTGCAGTTGCTGTTGGAGTCGGACAAAGATTAGGATAAGTCACAGTTATATCAGTATTATCTTGTAATCCAGGATTCAAGAATCTAACTCCGTTATAATCATATCCCTGACTATATGCCACAGAGAATGCATTATTAGTACTTACAACTTGACCTAATGTTCCACCAGTAGTTTTGACATTGACCCAATCAGTTTGTCCTGTAAGTCCAGGTACATTAGATTTAATTAAAGTATAGAATATATTAGGAGATATTTCTCTATAGAATACACTATAAGAATATCCATCACCAGTAAATGCTCCCTCCTTGAAATACCAAGTTAAATTAGCATTATCAAAATCTGTCCATCCAACATTGAACGTTCCTCCTGAATATGTGTCCAATCTATAATATGTTCCATTAGCCTCAAGTGCTGCTCCAACAAATCCTGATAATACAAGTTCATCAGTACAAATAGGTGTGGATGTAACACTCGGAGTTGGAGTTTTAGTTGGTGTTTGTGTCGAAGTATTAGTTGGTGTTTGAGTATTAGTTGGTGTCACACTAGGTGTTACGGTAGGAGTTTGTGTTGGTGTCTGTGTTGCCGTTTTAGTAGGTGTTTGTGTATTAGTAGATGTCTGAGTTGGCGACGCAGTCAAAGTAGTTGTAGGAGTTGATGTATTAGTTGGTGTTTGAGTTTGAGTTGGAGTAGCAGTATTAGTAGGAGTTGATGTATTAGTTGGTGTTTGAGTTTGAGTTGGAGTAGCAGTATTAGTAGGTGTTGATGTTTGGGTTTGAGTATTTGTTTGAGTTGGAGTAGGTGTTCCTGTCCCCGTATTTGTTGGAGTACTAGTTTGAGTTTGAGTCGGTGTTTGCGTAGCAGTATTAGTCGGTGTTTGTGTTACCTGTGGAGTAACAGTTGGAGTTTGTGTTTGGGTTGGAGTTTGACTCGGGGTCATAGTCGGAGTTTGAGTAGGAGTGTTGCTCGCAGTCAAACTTGGAGTAGGTGAATTACTAGCTGTTGGTGTATTTGTCGGTGTGTTAGAAGGAGTGACAGAAATAGTTGGGGTTGGAGATGGTGTTGGTGCAGGTAATACCGCTTGACCATCCTGAACAACATTAAATGCGGTTAAACCTGAACATCCACAATCAGAGAAAACAGGAACTGCAAATTCAGCATCAAATTCAGTATAACCTGATTGTAAATAATAATGTTGATAGTTGTTAGAAGGATTTTCATAACCTTGAAGGACTTGATGACATCCCAATGCATTCAATCCATCATCAAATAATGTCACATAATTACCAATGTAAGCAAATAAATTATAATTCAAATCTGAATTAGAATATCTACTAGCCCCACCAGCACAAGGAACTAACTCATAATATAATACTTTATGTTTATCATAAGATTTAGTTAATTTGACAAGTTCCAAATCACATATTGATGGTTCTAATAAATTGAAGTTATCTATTTTATTGATTCTAAAATATGTATTTTTAATCAATATCCTTTCATTAAATTTCAAAGATTTGATTTCATTTGGGGTCAAATATATTTTTAACTTATATATCTTATTTTCAGGACTTATTAAATCTTCAATATAATCTTGGTAATAGATGTCATATAAGTCCTCCGCAAGGAATGCAAACTCTCTTGGTTCAATTGTAGTTGCATCTTCCCCATCAAAGTTAATATAATGAGAAAAACCACTATAATTAAATGGATAAGTCGTAAATCTATTTATGTTTGTAAAACGTTGTTGTGGTATAATAAAACCAAAAGATTCGAACCACCAAGGCACTAAAAAATTACCAAATGAATCATAAACTGGAACAACCCCATAATTCAATGATGGTAACGTCAATCCTCTAAATACTACACGTGGTAATATCTTGAATGGTTGGAATTGTTGTAAACTTTCCCCTTGACTATCAACATTCTTAATCTTAGAAAAAGAAGATAATGTTAGGAAATTACTCTGAGCACTATTGATTGTAATATCAATAGGGGATGAGAAAATGAATGAAAAATTTGTATTTGAGTTCTTGTATGGTATATTCAGATTTATTTTATCTGTCCCGAATACTTTATTGGATGCACTCTTAAAATCTTGATTAGCATAATCTTGGTCAAGTTGGAAGTTAAAATCTAATGTTCCATTGATTAAAGATGTTGTTGGAGCTAATGACTGTAATTGATTATAATCAACTTTTGTCGTCCAATCTAAAACTTCACCCTTACCAAAATAATCTACAATTGGTTCTATGATTAAACTATCAGGTTTATCAGGATTCGGAACAACTACTAAGTTGAAATATCTATTGATTGATGTTATAAAATCTATTTGTTTGTAATCATTATCAGGAAATTCTAATGCATAATCAAATGTTGACCCTGATAATAGAAATCTTGGAGAACTAAAAATACTAAAGGTAAAATCTCTAATAGTTACATTTTCTGCAATAAAAAAGAATTGTATTTCATAATTGAGAGTATCCACACCAAAACTTGGTGTTAAACGAAATGTATATGTGAAATCAACTTTGGTGGTTTGAACCTCAAAATTACAATTGTCATCACCACGTAATGGGTATGTTTCATAATAACGAGTTGTGTCACCAGGAATATCTAGATTATAACTTTCATTAGCATATAATGCTGCCGATGAAGTAGATGATGAAGTAATATTACCATTACCACTAACATTAGAAATGAATGTGCCTTGGTAAGTATATGGAATACCAATTTCTGAAGATGGAATTGTTGTTGTAATTTCTGTGCCTGTATTATTCAAATACCTAAATGTAAAATTACCAGGCCCAATATTTTCTATAGTAAATTCACAAATTCCATTTGATTCAATAGTATAAGTGAATTGGAAAGTATAAGTTCCTCTATAAATATTAGGTATTGCTAAAGTAGTTGTATTTGCTGATAGATTAAGATTATTACAAGTTATACCTGAATTTGGATTAGTTGAAGCACTATTTGAACCACTAAATACAAACTCTGTATTAGAATAATTATAACAAGGAATAAGAGCGTTTCTTGAATATGGGGTCTCATCCAAGAATTTTAATGGCATATAAAATCTCTCAAAGTAAGATGTATTAAAAAAGTCAGATTGTATTTCATAACCCGCATCTTTGACAATACTTGAATATAATTCTTTAATTTGTAACGAAGGTTTGAAATAATAATCTTTGACTGGAGAAAAAGAATTATCAAAATGACCAAATCGAGGGTCATATGTGCCACCATCTAATGGTGAGAATTCTACTAAAGGAGTCGCTAATGGGTCAATAAATGCAGAGTTACCTGAATATTGATATCCGATATTATAAAGACCCCACATTGTCTTACCATTCTGATATGAATAATTGGTTGCTCCTGTTAAAGGAATTAAATTATAATCGATATTAGATTCATAAATTACCTGTTCTGTGAATGGATGTGATAAATGAGATAAGTCAGTTTGACGTAAGAATTTATCACCAATGTTTGCTGCTAAATTTCCAACCTGATTATAGAACGTAACTTGATAAGTAAAATCCTCATCTTGAATTGTAACCCCATCCAAACGAATATTTCCGACTAATATATCATAACCATCCCAAGATATGATAGCATCAAACTTGTCATTTGGGTCGAAATCCAAAGGGACAGAATTGACATCATAGAAATAATTAAATATATCGTTATTATTCTTTGTTCCTGGTATGGTGAATGCTTTAGAATAACTTGAATTCTTAGATGTGATATCTTGTATTTCCCCAACGGAGAATGACATCAAAATATCTTCATCATCAAATAAATCCAAGTATTTCTGAACACCTGATATTACAGTCCTGATTCTTAAACTCATTAGTAAGGTAAGTTATATTGTCTATAAGGGGTTAATTTCATCTCCAATTCGTATTGGAATACTCTGTCATATTTCTGTTGATATTTCTTTACCTCTTTGTTCAACACTTGAACTGGTATTAAGTATGGGTATATCAACGATTGATTGTCTTGTGGTGTCCAATCATCTTTAATAACATATACTGTTGGGGACATAATCAGTTGTTCAATTATATCCACATCATTCTGTTTTACGAAGTTTGATGCTACAGTCATAAATTCCTCAGCATCCCCATAATAAACTGTTTCAGATGAGTCATAACTCTGCATATTCCATACAGTTGAATTCAAAGTTTTTTGAGACCCATATACCTTCTTTTGTGGGGTTTTAGCATATTGAGATTTCTTTGTGAAGGTGAATGTATCCCATACCCCATTTCTATTGATAAACAAGAAATTTACAGGGTCATTGAAACATTCAGGTTCCATCATCTTATATTGAACAATCTCAGATACACCAGCAGAATAGTTGGTATCACAAGACCCACTAGACAAGAAGATTGCTACATCACTATTTGGTCTTACATTAGGGTTTTGTTTCCAATTGACATATGCAATTCTTTGACCCAAGAATGAGTTATATCCAGTTGGGTTCTGAGTATACGAAATTGGTTGTGAATAAATCACATCATAGTTAAGTTGAGCATTTGGCTCATTCTTTTGTAAGATACTCACAGATTCGATTACAGATGAGTTATCATACAATTGGTTCTCACCATACATAAATCCTAATACGATAGGACAGGTGTAATAATGAGATCTATATCTTGTTTGAATTGGTTGTCCATTTAGGATGCTCATTGGTCTTGTTTCCTCACCAAAGGTTGCCATAAATTTACCATTGATATTGAATGGAACAATCCCACTATTCATAGCGAAATCATAAACCTTTGTATTCCAAAAGTTATATTGACCATTTAGATTGACACCAGAGTAATAATAATTCAGATATGGATTGTCAGATACCCCATATCTTTTGTTATCTTGAACACCTGGCCATACCATTATACCATAAGGTTGGGTTGCTGCACTAAGAGGACTTATTGTTTGTCCTGTGAACCCTGAATAAACCCCGTAGTTGGACGAATCTATTACGAGAGTAGTTGTCCCTCCACTTGTGTATTGAACCCCAAAAATGATACGATATTCATTTATATGATAGATGTTCTCAAATCCATTATAACCACCATTGAAACCATTAGAATAACTTATGAAGTTTATAGGTAAATTATTGATTGTTGCTTGGGAAGTTTCCTCATCAACATTCACACCTGAACTATTGGTAACAGATACAGCATATGGGTCAGCTTCAGCAAAACCAGTTCCTGAGTTATATATCATTGACATATTACGTGGGTTTGGTTTTACAATATTTCTAATAATTGTTTCGACATTAAAGATACAATTCCCAAACTGATTGGATGGGATAAGTAGTCGAGCTATCTTACCTGATTCTTGTGTTGAACCAGTTGTGTTATTAGGCCCCATATCATTTTGATAGGGGTTCTTATAGATGTCCACAACCAATCTAATATCGGTGTAAGCAGAGTAACTATTCAACGCCACATTCCAAGTGTGGTCAGAGTGTGTTTCCGTTACCGATAGGGGTGATTGTAATATTGTTAAGTTGAAACTCATTTTATTTCGATGGTAATTCTTTATTTATGGTATTGATTATGAAATTTTCAACATCTTCTCCAATTGCTTGATAAAGTTGTTCATATTCATCTCTAAACTCAGCAGGTGGATTGATAAGGACATCTTCAAAATCATCATAGGCTTTATCAAAAATATTGGCGGGTCTTATTCCGAATTTATAAATGTTAGTTTGAATAGCAAATGCCAAACTCATTGGCTTCATCTTTATAAACCTACCTTTTTTATCTCGAGGTTTAATCTTTTTATATTTTATCCATTCAAGTAATGCTGGTATTGGAACTCTTTTACTTTTTGGTTTCCTACCTCTATTCACATACTTGAAATAATCCATATAAGATATTTCGAGTTTGAGTCCTTCTTGGGTTTCTACTACTTGAGCTGAAATACTATTGTATAATCTACCAGATGCAATTTTATTCCCCAATCCTCTGACAGGGTTTCCGAATGGATATATTTTTTCTTTAATTTTCTTTTTATAGAAAGCCGTGAATAATTTACCCAAACTATTTAATTCTTGCTCTGATAAGTCCCACATAATTTTTAACTAGGTATTATAATGTTTATACAAGAACATTGTGGTGTCACTGAATTTATTACAACACTCACTAATTCTTCACCAGGTTGAAGTTGACTTGAAGCATTATAAACATCATTATGTTCTCCTGTGTCAAACTTTTCAACAACATTAGTTCTAATTGTTCCCATATCACCAGTGAATGAGAATAATGCATCATATTGACATTGAGCTACTGCTGAACTAGTAAATCCTGAATCATTCCATAATGAACCTCTGATTGTAACACCATTTTGTAATATTTGACCTCTGACATATTGAGTCAAAGTTCCATCACAACAAGGGTCAGGTGGGAATGGGTCAAATGCTGCCACACATCTATCCAAGTAAGTTTTGGTTTTGATTCTAATGGTTGCAGAATATCCACACAATAAGTCATCATATTGTTCTATGAATGGAACCATTGTGATGGGGTCATCTGTATAATAATATTCGTTGTAGTTTCCAAGTTGTTCTGTAACAGATAATCTGAACATAGATATAACATCATTCATTATCTGTAATGTATCGGACAATATGTCAGTCATATTATCCATATCACGTTTTATAATATCTGAAACAATCAAATTGAACTCATAGGTCATAAACCCAAACTCTTGAATTACATTCGCAGGAATAACATAAAGATATGGATAATATGGGGCTTGGTCTGATGGGTTAGCTTCTCTATCTCTTCTATCAACCTGATAAGTGAATTCATCCAAATCCCCAAATCCAAATGAGTTTAATTGTTTGTGTCTATTAGCCAATAACTGAAAATCATCGACTATATTTTTTAGATTGAGAGCATTTACTGTTTTTGTCATTTTTGTTGTTTCATTTGATTTTTCATTGCTTTATCTTGTTCCGCATGTAAGTCAGAAAGGAACGAAAGATGGTTGAGACAAAGAACAAGGGGAAGACTAGTAATACTATCAACTTTCCAAACTTTGTTCTCCGAGAGTTGAGAAATCCAGACATAGTAGCCCCAAAATTTAGAAAAAGTATTTTCATTTTTGCCATCCTCCACATCCACTTGTTCTCTGAATAAAGTTGTGTAAGTACGGGTAATGCCTTTTCTAAAGTCCATAAAAAAAAAACTGCCGCCTCAATATCTCTAACCCTTAAGGTCTTAAATTCTTCTATTTTTTTCTTGAAATCACTATCCCCATATTTCTTACCTTTTTCTGTGTATAAATATGCCGCCAATTCATTAAGATTTGCAATCTTATACGATTCCTCTTTAGACATAAAACTATCAATATCTACAAACTGACCGAATGACATTCTACTGAAATCACATAGTTCATATTGAATACCTTTATGTTCAAGGTTATATTTTACATCTTTAGATTCCTGATTGATGTAGTTATATAAGAGGGAACCTGTTTCTATAATTGAATGGGCATCACTCTGTCTAACTTCTTCTGTAGTTAGACCAGTCATATCAGCAATCATTTTCACATATAAGTCCATCTCTTCAAGGATATTCTTATACTTCATAATATTTCCCCACATATCTATGGTTAATTCTCTTAAAGGGTATTTTTTACCTTGATATTCTATGTATGTTCCTGTCATATATTTATAAATATAATTTTTCTAAAATCACTTACATCACGTAAACCCCGGTATTCCGAAATACCTTCATTTCAAGGACATATCGTAATGGGTCAATTAAGTGGTTATTGTCATCTACTGGTTCATCAAGGTTATTACCATTTTTGTCAGTTTTCCAAACATAACTTAATAACTCTTGTTCAAGATTTGTAGATGATTCGTGTATGAAAAAGTTGTTTCGTTTAATGAGGTCAATTCCGTGTAATATCGAGTTCTTCTTTACTGGCTTTGCATTTATCCCCTGTCGTCTTAATTCTTCAATAGATTGGGGATTTGCACTATCACAGATGAAATCATCTTTGAGGTTTATATCCAAGTCCTTTATCTTATAGATAAAGTCAGGTATGGTTATGTTTCGTAGATACAACAATTCCTTACAATAAATTGATTCCCCATTCTTATGTACTTGTATTAAAGTACAAGGGTCTTGGAATCCAAAGTCAATTCCATAACCAAGCAATTTGGAACCCTCTGGTAAGGTCGAATATTTCTGTTGATGTGAGAATACCATTTTGGTGGGAAGTCCTCTCTCACCCAATCCAAATACCCTCCACAGATTGGGGTCTCTATGTTGGAGCTTCTCAATTTCTTGAACCTGAACTTCTGATAGAAATGGATTGTCCTTATAGGTTGTGATATTGTAATTTACATCAGGTTGTCCTTCCAAATCGTATATCCAAGATTTCCATAGTGAGGGGTTCAAGTCCAATACTGTAAGGTCTGATGTTCTTAACATAAGTTGGATGTATTCATCATAAGATACTTCCGTTGCTTCGTTGATAAACAGGTAATCCCTTTTTCTACCTCGTAGTTTTGTCTCATCATCACAACTTATCCATTCAATCAAATTAGACCCCATTTTATAATAACCATCCACAGAATGCCAATCATTCGGATTGTATATATCAAACTTTATTAGTATCTCCTTGAGGTCTCGTAATACTGACCCCTTGAGTGCTGGTAAAGTTTTTCTCACAATAGATAATGTTTTGTTGTCCTCATTCAATAACTTGTAAATAAAGTATATGAGGATATTGTATGTCTTGGATGCTCTTGATGAACCTTGAAATACATTTATCCTCTTATCTGAATTAAGGAGGGTTTCAAATACCGATGTGGTTTGTATCTTCATTAAGAAACTTGAATCTTCATTTTCCCATTTTCAAGGTTGGGGTTATTCTGTGATGCTATTGCTGCTCTCAGTTTATTGTTAAATTGTTTTGTGATATTCTCATTCTTCTGTTTCCACGCTTGAACCTTCTGTTTGTGGTTCTTTCTTAATTTTGATTTTGGCATAATTATTTTTTTCTAATTTCCATTTATACCCCATATAAGATTGACTATGTCCTCTATAACAAGTCAAAATGTGATGGAATGAATTACAATTTATTGATTTACAGGCTTGAGTTGGGGTATGAAATGATTGAATAAAATTATCATTCATATCATATTGATTGATTACATACTCTGGTTGAAGTTTCCAAATGAACCCACCACGACTATCAAACTTTGTTCTATTGTAGGTTCTCATTATGTCCCCATCTTGGACTCCTGTTGCTTTTGATGCTTCCATTCTATTTTTGTAATCCGCTATGTAGTTTCCATCAAGGTCATATTGAACTACTCTGTATGTTTCTAATTCCTCACCTAATATTCTTTTCTTACCGAACTCTGCGTATCTCTCATTCAACTCAAACCCGATGAAGTTTCTATTACCGATTTCATTACATGCTAATCCTGTCGTCATTATCCCACCAAATATATCAAGGATTGTATCCTCATCATCTGTAAGTAAATTGATGTAATATTTCGGTAAGTCCTTATGGAATGGGGCTGGATGTTTTATTGAGTTGTCCCTTGCTGCTCCTGCTGTTGAAAATCTTACTACATTATCAGGTCTTACAGGATTTAATATTTTGTTTCGTTCAACACTAATTCTTATACCATCTTCAATCTTTCCTTGTGGGGTTGTTAAACCATTCCTATTATACCTCCCTTTTGTTTCTATATTTGGTTCAACTAATACTCTATCCATATTAAACTTCAGGTTCTTTTGGTCTTTAACAAAGTGGAATATGAACTCTGTGGTGTTTCTAAATCTCTTGGTTGCTCCATTAGGTATTCCATTTCTTTTCCACCAAATGTAAGTGTCGTAGAACTTTAATTTGGTTTCCTTTTGAGAACGATATATCAGTTCGTAAATGAAGGGGTTTCTTAACCCATTAGAGCAATTATCATTTATGTTTAGTATGAAACTACCACTTGGTTTTAAGACCCTGTAAATCTCATTAAAAAGGGGTAATAACCAATCACAATATTCATTAGGTTTTTTGATTGATATATTCTTTCCATAATTAACAATATCAGCATAAGGAGGGGATGTGATAATCAGGTCAACAGAATTATCTTCTATGTCCTTTATCAACTCAAAACAATCCCCATTTCTAATATCTATCATCTTCCTTGAGAACGATACTTCTTTACTGGTTTATCTTTTGGGGAACGGAACTTTTTAGCTTTTCCCTTTCTTCTTACACCGAAAGTTACCTTTCTTGATTCTGCTGATTTATTTGCTTTGGTCGCCATCTGTCAATTTTCTAACGATTTCGATTTCAATCTTTTTATTGGAATCTAATTTATCTCCTTGAGTTGTGATATCAACTTTGGATTCTGCGTTGTTCCACTCGTCCTTGAATTTATTTCTCATTACCAATGCGTATAAGTTTGAGTTCATCTGTTTTGATGTTCCCGAACCAAATGCTTGTCTTGGTAATCTAGCCCACCAAGAATGAGATAATTGTCTCATAATA